TAAATACAAAAACAATGAGATTATACCTAATTCCTGGCGCAGTAAAATTTTTAGGTGTAGATAATAGACTACCAAAAGATTATGAATCAAAAATTTCTGTTAAGGTTCGACAGTATGAGCATTCACCTCATGACAAATATGATTCGTATGTAACAACAGAACCTACTAGTAAAAAAAGTGCAATAAAAAATAAAAATATTAAAGTAGAACAAAAGGAGTTATTACTTATGGGAGGAGCCTACGGACACATGGCGCACCCGTTTGATGATTATGCATTGACCTTCGGTGAACTGAAGGACATAATAGACTTAGGGTTACAGGGTAAATTAGATAAAGAAGAAGCTGTCACGGAAAAATTAGACGGACAGAATATAATGATTTCATGTATAGATGGCAAAGCTAAGGCTGCTAGAAACAAAGGTGACTTAAAATCTGGCGGAATGGATTTAAAAGGTGTTCAAGCAAAGTTTGCAAACCATATACCTTCAGTTAGAAATGCATTTGTATTTTCTATGCAAGATATTGCTAGTTCAATTGAACGAATGAATAAAAAAGATCAAGATGCACTCTTTAATAATGGTAAAAATTGGGCAAATATAGAAATAATTTATCCTGAGAATAAGAATGTTATAGACTATGATGGTGGTGCAACGATAATTTTTCATGGAATATTACAATATAATGAGTCTTGGGTACCTTCTGGCGAAGTAAAATCTGGTGGACAAAAACTAGCAGATATTATTAATAAACTTAATAAGCAAATACAAACAAAATTTGCTTTTAAGGGTCCAAATATACTAAAGCTTTTTCAAGTAAAAGATTATGCAAAAATGAAGTCAAAATATATTGGACTTTTGACTAATTTGCAGAATATTTATAAACTAAAGGATAGCGATGAGCTATCGTTATATCATCAACACTTTTGGTTAGAATACATATTAAATGGTGCAAATTCATCGGATTATTCCAACATTCCAGACAATGTTCTATATCCGCTTATGAAAAGATGGGCATTTTATGATAAGTCGTATAAAATGACTGAAATTAATAAATTAAAAGCAGACCATCCAAAATTTGTTGAATGGGTTAGGGCAACTGAAAAACTTGATCATAAAAAAATGATGAAAGATAATATGAAGCCATTTGAAGAAATATTTTTTGGAGTTGGAGCAGAAATATTAGCAAATGCAAGTAATTTTTTAAGCGCAAATCCAACAAAGACAGCAGAAAAACTAAGAAATGATTTAAATAGTGCTGCAAAGTCTTTAAGTTCTAAAAAAGATTTTTCAAATGCTGATAAGTTAAAAGTACAACTTCAAAGATTAAAAGCAATGCCAGATTTATCCAAAGCAGCACCGTCTGAAGGCTTAGTATTCAAATATAATGGTAAAGTTTTTAAATTTACAGGTTTTTTCGCACCAATTAATCAAATTTTAGGACTAGAGAAATTTAGTAGATAATATGAAGCGAATTTATGAAGTATCAAACAATGGAGGCTCGTATTCAGCAGATGCGGGTGAACCAGATACAGGATGGTTACCTGGTGGAGATGTACGTACTTTAGGTTTAGAAGAAGGTAAACCTGAACCGTGGTTTGATCAATTAGATTTTGAACAAGTTGATTTTCCTGTTGCAGATCACATTTATGGGTCTAAGAAAGCTGACATAGAGAATAATATTTATGTACAGAAAAAAGCACCAGTTGGAAGTATGAAGGCAACATTAAAAGATCTTGAAGTAGAGATAGATGAACTTACAAAAACAACTAAAGATTTATATACCTCAACAATAAAATAGTGAGATAGTTATGTCATATAGTAAAGAAACAGAAAGG